AATATTTCCATAAGAAGTGATTTCATCAATAACTTTATCTTTTTCAGGTATAAATCCACCAACTGTACTGAGGTAATCACCACCAGTAGCCCCACTGCCTGGCCGACTAATATTAGCATAATATTCTTGCATAACTTCAGCTTCTGATGGAATGTCTTTTCCAGAAGAGGTGCCAGGAAGAAGTCCTTCTATACCCGTCCCAGTTGCTTCATACCCATTAGCCATTATGCATCTCCCCATTGTGCGACAGGAGCATTTTTATCAAAGCCCCCATGTTTCATATAATATGCTCTTATTTCGTCATAATTAGAAGGCAAGCTAAGTCCAGCGCTTGGGTTCTCTGCTACTCTTTGATAGGCTGCCTGTGCACCACCACCAAAGCCTCGGCTTTCAAGTTCTAATCTTTGTTCTATTGGCATGTTTCTCATTCTTCGTCTTTCTCTTCTTTCCATTCGCTGGCCTTGTCCATAATTACCGCCAGCGCCTTTGCCAAAACCGCTTGAGCCACCCAGATTAAACATTGCTGAAAAAGCAGTATTATCGCTTCCAGAAAGATTAGCACCTTTACTTGGACTCCAGTTATATGCGTCTAAATTGTACGGTCCTCTAGGTCTTGTAGGTTCTGGACCGGCAAGAGGGTTTCTCATTCTGTCTTTGTTAGCTTTGTTCCGATTTGAAAAATAATCAGCTACTCTCTTAGCAAAACCAAAAGCCCCCCCTGTCATTTGATTAGCAATAATACCTGGCGTTGCATTAAAAACAGTATTCCCAAAGTCACGAAGAGCTGGAAACCTTGGTTGACCACCATTAGCTAACTGCACAATGCCGCCACCTTCCATGCCAAACTTTTCTTTAAACCTATCCCTAAAAGATAAGCCATCGGGTGTGCCTTCTATTACTCTTCTTTCTGCAATCGCTTGTTCTAAGTCTTGTATTACGTCACTTTTTTCTAAACGATGACCGCCAGCTATGTTCATAGCCATGTTGTCAAGCGCCTCTTCGTAGTCTGCTTTGTTTGGGCTGCTTTTTGCAAAAATCATAGCTTGTTCTTCTAACGCTCTTTGGTAGCTTTCTTCATCGCCAAACCCATCGTCTTGATTTAATAAGTCAGCCAATCCGCCATCTGCCATACCTGTCGGTGAGAAGTTAATGTCTTCTGGATCGCCTAGTTCATTAAACTTATCCATAGAGCCATCCATCATTATCTTTGATATTAAAGCGCTGATGCCAGCCACGCCTTGAGCTGCTGGGTTATATTTGGTGGGTAATATTCTTCCAATGCCTGCTCCCTCAAGGTTTTCAATAGATTCATCGTATAAAGAACCTAAAGAATCATCTTCTGGGTCAAAAAAAACATCTTTTAATGCGGGAGGCTCAAACATCAATGGTCCAACATCAGACCCCCAACTTTCCATAGCCTCATGATAAGCATTGAGCCTATCGGTTTCATGTTGCTCCAATAGCTTCTGCAACCCACTTGGTGTTGGGGTCACGCCTAGTTGTTCTACAATTTCTTCTCTCATTTTCGCATTATATAAATATTGCGAAGATCCCACGAGCCGAGAATCTTTACAGTATATCTGTTTTTTAAGTTATAAATCAATAGATATTGCCCCGTTGGTGCTTACTGATAATGAGCTAACAGCACCTGTTGCGCTAACCCCTCTAGTCGTTCCTGAATAAACATCATACCATTTGGAGCCATCAAAAACTTGTAAACTCTTAGCATTGAGGTTCCAGATCACATCACCAGGATTGAACTTATTTTGAGACAGCGTGGTTAATGTGTATTGAGGCGTTGCCGTCGGATCAAACGCGCCTAAGTTTAATTCAAGGACGCGAACCAGCCGATTGTAAACATCAGGAGAAACCTCTCCTATAGCGTTAGGCAATCTCGTTTCAAGCAGTTTTCCCACTATCGTTTACCATTGGGCCTAATTTGCATACGGGTTGCTCCCACACGAAACCCCAGTCCTTCTCTTAATCCTGCTGAATTATCATCGTCTGATTCAAATCTTAAAACGACTTGGCGTGCTCTTGCTCTTGTATCAATCTTTGTGGTTGAAGAGGTAATCGCTGTTGTAGATGAAGTGCTTAAGTCTTCTCCTGGCCAATTGCGTTGCTTAAGAACAATGTTCATGGCAGCACTACTGTTAGAGCCAGTAAACTTAATATCAGGAATAATCCGATTAACAAAACTAAAGTATTCGCCGTCTTCAATATCTAGACTACTGGATTCAATATACACATTGTCCATGGGCGATCCGTCCGCATCATTGCCTGTCTCATGTTGGTAAATATAATTATTAGTATCGGTGCCGGTTGCTCTTGGGAAGTCTTCTACGCCTTCATCCAACCAAGCATGACGTGTCAGTTCTCCGATAGACCAAGTTTTCTCGTTGTAGTTATAGATAACATAACGATCAATCTCATCTGATGAGTTTGATGGGTAGAACCAACCCACCTCATTAAAGGCTTTGTTTAAAAACGCAAAGGCTTTGTAGGCTTGTTGTAAATTAATGTTGCTAAAAACATAGTTGTGAACAGAAGAAGGTAACGGTGCAACAGAGCCATTGTAGAAATAGAATCCTTTTAAGTCCATCCAAAACACCCCTTGAGGCGCATTAATTGATGCTTTAGGTCCAATTAAACCAACCCCTTCATTAACCAGGTTGGTGCTAAAGGTGTATGGCGATCCAGCAAAGACCATTGAATATAAAGAGTTATCTGTCCAAACCAGTGTTTCTTGTCTCGCTCTAAGACCACCAATAATGGAAGAGCCTGATGAAAGCCTAAAAGAACCTGCTGTGTTAGTTAATAGTGGCTCCCACTGTGCTGCATTTTCTTGGTCTGACCAACAAATAAACATGGGATCAATAGAACCTGTTCTAGAGGAGCCAGAGATAGGGTCAGCGCCCAAACAAATAACATGACGATCAATATCACTAACCAATACTTGCAATGCTTTAGTGGGTGGCAGGTTAGCCCCCGATAAATCTGAGAGAACTACGGCTCTTGTGTCTATTCCGTTTGTCTTATCCCAATAATAAATGCCTCCAGCTCTTGGATTGATTAGTAAGTCTTCGCCAAAGTTATCGTGCGACCACAATCTAAGCTGACTGGTATCAGATAAAGCGCTGACTGAGCCAAACGTTCCTTCTCCCCAAGTGTTTGCACCCCAACCTGAAGCTGCAACATAAACATCTAGACCTACATTAATTTGATAAGCACCATCAACTCCTGCACCGCCATTTCCAGAATCACTGGAATTAGCTGTGACCGTATCACCATCGGTGTCTTTGGCTGTAAAAGTGTATGTGTCTGTGGTTACTGCGGTAATTTGATATTCTTGATTTAGTACGGCAGCTGTAATTAAACCACCCAAACTAACTGCACCACTTATCGTTACAAAATCATTAACCACAGCCCCATGATCATCATCGGTAGCTGTAATAGTAGAAGAACCGTCAGTGGCTGCAAATAAGATACCGTTCGTTGTTGTGGCTCTAATCGGTGTAATATCGTTATATCCAGAGCCTTCTTGGATGTAGTATTTCCAAGTGGTTCCAACACCAAGATAAGGTGTGGTGTTTAAATCAACCCACGCATGCAAAGCACGACCCGTTCCTAAATAATAATTATTGTTGATTTTTTGCCAGCCTCCAATCTTTTCAGGGAATCCTTTGCGAAACCTCATAAGGTTCGCATCAAACCAACCACCCTCATTGGTGTAGTCGGTTCCTTCTCGATCCACTCCTGGCTTTAATATGTATTTTGCTAAAGGCATTACTCTTCCTCGTCCTCATCAATATCTCTGTAGTATCCCACAATATGCAGTATCTGCTCAAGATATCGTTTTATCTCGCCCATGTTCATGGACAAGTTCTCATATCCTTGGCTAGTTAATCCGTAGAAAGCAACCCTGGGTTCTTCCCCCGCTTCTACTTGAGCTAGATATTCCTTCATTGTATCAGGGGTCAGTATCTTCCACTCCACATCAGATGCCTCTATCGGCTCTGGCAAAGGTGGATGATAAATGGGGTTCCGTTTAGCAACACTTACTACTTCCACAGGTTTAGTTTGTGGCTCCCTGTTCGCTAGATCTCCTAATAGAGAATAAGTCGAACAACCGTTAACCAGTAGTAGCGGAATTATTAGTAGCTTTTTCATCAAATTGGTCTGGGTTGGTTATGTTTGTTAAATCTTGCCCTACTCTAGCCGTTGCTTTATTGATCTTGCTTTCCAACAAACCTGGTTTAGCCATGGCTAAACCTTCTAAGTTATGTTTGGCAAACTTGTTTCTAAGATTGGTCACTTGTGCTTGGCTCTGGGTGTACTGTGTATTAAGCGATTGAATTTGTACTTGAGTCTTTTTAGCTGATTCCAATGCTTTTACAATCTGGTCGTTTTGTTCCTGGATTGTTCGCTCAAGGATCGTTTGATTGTTGATCGCTGTTTGCAGTTCAACCTTTGCTTTATCTAATTTAGTAAACGCAACGATATTAACCATAACGGAAATAAAGAGCACGCCACCTATAACTAAAGCAAGTTTCATTTCTTTTTCTTAACATTAATAGTCTTATACGCTTCGTTGATGTCTGGTGTTGATTCATCATCAGCAACATACCTTCCCTTTTTAGTGCGATTTCTAACTACTTTTTCCTCAAGTCCTAGAAATGTTTCTTTGAACCACTTAGTTAACCCTATTTTTTTTACATAAAATGCCATTATGATCTCCTTGTTTTTCTTGAAAATGATCTGTTTTTTTTCTTTGCAACAACTCTTAAGTTACTTCTCTTGCCGTTTTTTGGATTGCCATCAACATGATGAACATCCATAC